GCCAAGTCCTTCTTCGACATCTTGCTGATGTCTCCGCCCGAGTCATTAAGAGCCCTCATCAGCCTCCCTTGCTCCGCTTTGTCGAAAGCCTGAGAGAAGTAACCAGTGAACTCCCCCTTCTTGGCCTCGTCCCTAAGACGCGAGGACACAGTACCCAGCACCCCCTTCTTACCCAGCCTGTCCATGGCCTCAAAGCCCACTCCCTTGAACAAGCCCGTAGTGAGGGCGCGTGTTCCTGCCGCAGCCTTCTCGCCCTTGGTCTTGGCACCCTTCCACTGCCGCGCCAAGTCCTGCGTGAACTCGCCCATGGTCTGGGTGTCGATGCCTAGACGCTTTAGGTCAGCCGCTCCTCTGCTGTTCTTGGAGAACGCCGACATCATGTTCTTGATGCCGTTGTTAAAGCCAGCGACGGGAAGGTCGTGGATGTTGAGTATCGAGGACTTCGGACCCGCCAGCGTACCAGCATAGCCTAAGTTCTGGAGAGTCTGTAGGAGCGGAGCCGACGCTCTGTTCTGTCCGACGAGCAGCTTGGTCATGGCGTTGCGGGCGTCGCGTGCCTGCTCGCCCTTGATCCCCTTCTTCTGGAGCTGCTTCTCCAGCGCGTCGAGCATAGCCTGCGGCCCGCCGTTCACCTCCTTCACTCCGAACTTCTCCTGAAGCTGGAGCAGGCGCTTGTTGTTCTGGATGCGGGTGAGGTTGGTGACGAGGGGGTTCGAGTATTCGTCGGGGTTGACTTCGCCCTTAGCGAACGACCCACGCACTCGATCCTTCGCCGCCTTATCCGCAGGCAGTTGCACCAGCTCATCGAGGTCGTCGTTGCCTAAGCCCAGCTTGGCAGCTATAGGCTTCTTACCCGGAAGTCCCTTCTCCTTCTGCGTGTGTAGGTACTTACCACCCGACTGAGAAGAGTCGCCCATCCTCTTGTTGAACTTGGTGTTCTCGACCTCTGACCAGCGCATGTATTTGGAGAAGGCGTCGGCCTGCTCCTTTCCTAACCGCTTCTCCACGACCTTCGCCATATCGTCCACGGTACCGCCGATGCCTGAGCCGAAGTCCAGAAGCATACCCTTCAGCTCCCTGTCCTCGTCCACCAGAGAGATAACGTCCTGCATTTCGGCAGTCTGGACGTACTCCTTCATGTCCTTCTGGTTGAGGCGCATGGCTGTCTCGTCCGCCCGTTGGACCCGGAGACCCACCTCTGGACTGACCCTGCGCTTGATGGCGTCGGATATACCGGTGGCTATCTCGTCGAAGCCCTCCGTGAACGCGTTGGCCGCTTCCGTCCCCTCAGAGAACAGAGCCTCGTCGGCCTCTTCAACAAGCGCGTCGGCTTCCTCAGCCGCCGTGGCGTCCTTCCGGGCACGTATGTCGGAGAGCTTAGAGGCAGCAGCCCCCACGCCGCCGCCGAGGACACCGCCTAGCGCTGCGCCCTCTAGCCTACCTTCGTCTCGGCCAGCGGCAGCCCCGTACGCCGCGCCTTCCGCAGCGCCGACGCCAGCCTTAGCCAGCATCCCGCCCTTACTTAGCGTGGCCGCAGGGACGGCAAGACCAGTCGCGATGCCTGCGCCAGTCAGGGCCGCAGAAGTCATAGGGTTCTGCTCCTCGAACGTGTCGAGAGTGTCCCGCGCCTTGTCGATCTGACGATCCCACTGGAAATTATCGCCAAAGATCTGGCTCATGTCCTTGTCGGTGTTGAATACGTCGTACACGGAGCCGCCGATCATCTGACCGATGGCCCCGAGTTCGTCGCCTATCCCGAGGGAGGACTCAGTGAAGTCCATGGCACCGCCAGCGAGCTTGCCTACGAGGTCTTGCTCCTGCGCTGGTGCATCCTCCTCGGAGTACTTTTCCCAAGGCTTCTTTTTCTCCGCCTCGGCGTACTTCTCCCACGGCTTGCTCATACGTCTTCTCCATGTATTGGCTTATACTTCTTCCCAGCTCTCTGGTAGCTTGGGGTCTCCCCCGATGTACTTCATGCCTTCCTCTATGGTGCCTACGGGAGGCGCTCCGGGGAACTCCGCCCTGCCGTACTCCGCGTCGAGATCAGCGAGGAGCTTCTGCTTGAGCTTCTCTTCCGCCTTCTCGTAGCTGATGTCGTTAAAAAGACCGTCCACCTTCATCGCTTCCTTAACAGCCGTAGACGAGAGCGTCTTGCCTATGATCGCCGCACGCTTGGACCGGTACTCTCGCTCGGTCGCTAGGTCGGCGCTGTACTCCTTAACAGCAATGGAGTCTTGCAGCGAGTAGAGACCGCTTTCAAGACCGCTGCGCTCCTTCTGCAAGCGCTGTCGCTCCACGTTGGGGATGAGGCTGGGGTTTTCGTTAGCCTTCTCGATCTGCTTGTTCAGCGCCTCTATCCTAGTTTTATAGGCTTGTTTAACCTCTTCGGGAAGAGACTCCGGAATCTCGGCAGACACGGTGGCGACGGGTGCGGACATATCCCGCTCCTTCTCCGCCCTAGTCTGAGCCTTGTCTATTCGGGTGGTCGCCCTGTTGTGGAGTACCGCAGCCTGCTCCGCCACTTCCGGGGGAGCCTTAGCTAGAAGGGCGTCGGCCTGCTCCACGGTTTGTGCTTGGTTCATAGCCGCCGAGAGCTGACCGAGCGCCCCTTCCTTCTTAGCGTCGTCAGCGCGTTCCTGAGCCTGACGTGCCCGCTCGTTCTCCTCGAAGAGCTGGTTCTTCTGGGCGCGGGCTGCCTGCATACGGCCTTCCATAGACGGCCCCATGTCTACGCCCTGCGCCTCTCCCACTTTGTATACAGCGTCCTTGGCGGCTGCGATTGCCTCCGAGTCGCCGGAGATGACGGCCTTGCTTAGCTCGTTGAGGGCGGCGGACCTAGCCTGACCCTCACGCTTGGCAGCTGCCTCCTTCTGCTTGTCCTGCATGTCCCGCATGTTGGCCATAGTTACGCCAGCCTCCTGCGTACGGCCCATCTTGTTCTGCCACTCCATCAGGCCGCGCTGCTGCTCGACGCTGTTGGGGTCGGTGATGGTGGGGCGGAAGGTGTTCTGCACGCCACGGACGTAAGGCTCTGCATCCACCCCGGTGCCTAGTGTGTTGGCGATCTGAGAGAGCATTCCTCCCAGATTCGCCGCTTGCGATTGTCCTGCCATTTTAATTTCCCCTTAACCAATCGAACAAGCCGTCTATGCCAGAGGCGATGCCGTTGTCGATTGACGAGCCGATTGCCGTTGATCCGAAGCCGCTGAGGGCGTCCATGGCTCCGGTGTAGATGTTGCCTTCCAGCTCCGCAGCCGTCTTGCCTGCGTTGATCTGCGACTGCAACCCACCCAGCGCAAGCTGCGACAGGAGGTTGTTGCCCGTGAACTGCCCAGACTGGAAGCGGTCGGCGTTCTGACCACCCAGCCCCATCGCCTGCATCTGCATTTCCATAGGCAGGAACGACTGCTGGTACATGTTCTGACCCACGCCCGCCATGTTCTGTCCGAGCTGCGCCATCTGGCCGCCCTGTGCGAGGTTGAGGTTGGCGTTGGCGAGACCTGCCTGGTTGTAGTTGGTGCCTGCGCCGAACATCTGGCTGCCGACGTTGGCTGCGTTCATGGCTTCCTGCTGCGCCTGGCCCATGGCTTGGAAGGACGCGGCGTTCTGCGCCTGTGCCTGTGCACGGGCCGTAGCGGCATCCTCAGCGGTTCCGCCGAACTGGCTACCCCGTACCCCTCCGCGTCCTTGAGCGAACTCACGCGCCTGCTGAGAGGCTCTCTGAGCGTCCAGTCCGGGCTGTTGCATAGCCATGGCACGGTTGTAGATCTCCTGCTCACGGCCTGGGATGTTGGCGAAGGCGTTGGCCATCTGGTCGTAGCCCTGCCCCATCATACCCTGCGCCTGATCGGCGTATGGGTTGGTGCCGCCAGCCTGCGTAGCAGCCAGAGCCTGTGCGAAGGCGTTCTCAGACATGCCTGCCAAGTTACCGGACAGCCCCTGCATGGCTGCGTCAGGACCTACGCCGATGTTGGTGTTACCGAACTCATCTACCGTGCTGGTGCCGAGGCCGGTGGTGGTGCCGTAGCCTGTGAACTGAGACTGCTGCTGGAGCTGCTGCCCGAGGTCCATCATAGCCTGAGAGCCTTCTGCACCGAGCTGGGAAATGGCGTCCGCCGTCTCCAGACCCGCGTAGGCCGATCCGAGGCCGCCGAGTAGTTGCATAAATGACATTTAGAATATCCTCCCCAACAGGGTCTGTATATTAATCTCTTGAATCGACAGGGAGTTACCCGCGATGTCCACTTGCAGGCCGACGCGCACCAGCGCCCCGCTGCCTTTGGTGTTTGTTCTGTAGCGCCGTAAGGTCTGGAGTCCTTCTCCATACTCACCCACGTTAAACTCAGCTACGTTGTATAGATCAGGGGTCTGCGCCGCCACCGTTATGTTCTTGGTGTACTCCAGCAGCCCGCTGTATCCCCACTCGACCACCGCCGTGGTGTCAGTGAAGGTGGAGACGAGGGTGAAGTCCACCTGCTTAACGAACTTCTGTCGCACCGAATCACCGAAGGTAAAGGCGTTGGAAGCGTAGGCCATGTTGTAAGCCTGCCCCGTCCACTCCAGATAGTTGTCGTACTGGAGCGCCCCGCCTGAGTCCTTGCCCGCGAGCAGCGTGTAGGTCATGTCCTCGAACTCGACGTACAGCCCACGACGGAACGTGCAGTTAGTCCACCGCGTCACCTTCTGGCCGCCTGTGGCCGAGGGCGTCCGCATCTCGATAGCGTATGCCTGCTCCGTGTCTCCGAAGTTGCAGACTACGAGGTTCTTGTTCGGCATGTAGAACAGCGAGATGGCATCGTTCGGCTCGTCTTTGATCAGGTCCGTGATGTCCCGCTTGATGTTGCTGGTGAGATCGCCTATGGGGACAGACTTCTCTTGGATCGTCCGGCCCAGCGAGCGTACGCCCGAGTCGTCAACGAACAGAAGGTCAGAGCCTATGTTGGCTACGGCGTCTCGGTTGACGGTGCCCATACTGCTGACGGCGTCCTGCAACACCAGTCCGTTTACATCTGCCGGGTCTGCGAAGTTGTTGCCTGAGCTGTACAGCAGGATCGACTGCCGACCGAAGATGATGAGGAAGTTGTTGTGCGCCTCAATCGCTACTATACGGTCGCCGCCCGTGGGCCAATACTGCGATACGTCGATGATGCCTGCTGTGTTCTGGCTATCTGCGGGGGTGGCCCGTCCGTCATACCACTGGTCCGCGATGAGCAGGTCCGAGTAGTAGATGGTGTTGTAGTCGCCGTTCACGCCAGCAACCCACAGGCGTCCGTAGGCCGAGCATACCACATCGCCGTCTATGTTGTTAGCGATGATGCCTGTGTCGTCGATGGGCCGGATGAAGTCTACGTCCGCCGTGCCTGCGAACAGGTCCGTGATGGTTGAGCCGTCGAACTTCAGGGCGATGTTGCCCTTGCTGAAGATGTAGATGGCGTCGTTGAAGTACACGATGTCAGCAAACCGGAGGTTGGCCGGAGTAGCCAGCGCGGGGTAGCTGATGCTGCCCATGGCGTCGTCGTCAAACTGTACGATGTAGTAATCTTCTTGGATCAGGGAACCAGCAGCGTTGTACTGGAGGTGCCCCACGACGCCGAGGTCGTAGCGCGTCGTCCCGATAACCCCGCCGCCTAGCTGGTACACCCACTTGGTCTCTGTGTCCATACCGACGTTGGGGCTGTAGGGGATGGCGTCCACCTCCGTGTACCTGCTGAACGCCTCACGAGCGCCGACACGCCCGAACTTGTCGATGACGCAGTTGTCAGCAACAAGAGCGAAGCCGGGGTCCTGCTGAAGCGGAGAGTCCTCCGTGTTCAGCCCTTGGAATCCCGGCGCTGAGATTGTGATGTTCTGCTGCTGCTGCGCCATATCAAGAGTACCAAATGTCGTCTAACTGGTTGAGGGAAGCGTCGAGGGAGATAGCGTCCGACAGGTACTGACCTGCCATGGCGAACACCTCTGCTGCTGTCTGACCACCCACCTCGCCGCGCTCGCGCAGGGCGTAGGCCAAGGCCAGATACAGGACGCTCTTGCTGTCCACGAGCAGTACGTCATCGTCTGCGGACAGGGCTGGGGTCAGCTTGTAGCCGTACACCGTGTAGTTGTAGGCAGCGTCCGGCACCGGGTGAAGCTGGAGCTGGAGGTCGCCGCTTGCGTCCACGCCCGAGGGCAGGTAGTAGTGAGGCCGCGCCTGACCAACCGCCGTCCGCGCCTGTACGTAGGGACGCGAGGTGATGGCAAGGGAGTTGCCCAAGTCATCGACCACGTTCTCTACGTTGGCATAGCGGCCCGCGTCAGCGAGCGCGTACTTAGCCGTACCCGCCGACGTTGCGATGGTCCAGTCGTGGGACAGAGCGTTCCACGTATGCGCCCGCTCCACCGTCTCCTTCGCGTCGTTTACGAAGTCGGC